GCGCAGCCCCGAAAAACTCAACATTTTTGCCAAACTGGGCATCAGGGAACAGTTTGACAGGCAAACAGAACCCTACAAAAATTTGATAATCGCAAAACAGGGTTACTCAGCGCAAATTGCTAAAGCGTGGAATGCGCCAGTCGGCTTAATATTTATCGATGGCAACCATAATGAAGCCTATACCGATTTTGAGCTATGGCATCGCCACATTGTAAGCGGCGGCGTAATGGCATTTCACGATATTAATTTTCCCCATGTAGCCGAACAAATCCATAAAATCAAAAAAAGCCAGATACTCAAAAATTGGGTAACCATAAACCGATTAGCCTATGCACAGAAAAGGTAAATAGGAGTAGAAACATGGGACTAAAATTATTAATACCACCTTTTGTCGAGCCAATCACCTTGGAAGAAGCTAAAAAACATTGCCGCATTGAGACTGACGACGAAAATACCTTAATCGAAGGATTTATCAAAGCAGCTCGGGAACACTGCGAGAAATTTCAGAATCGGGCTTACTGCCAACAAACATTTGAATTATGGCTTGATGCTTTTCCGACAGTTGGGCAGATACAGATACCGCGGCCACCACTAATATCAGTTGAATCAATCAAATATTACGATGTCGACAATGTTGAACATGAATTCAGCGACGAGGAATATTTCGTTGATACGAAAAACGAACCAGGGTGGGTTGTCCTTAATTATGGCTCTTGCTGGCCAACGGAGACATTGAGGCCGGCAAATGGAGTTTGCGTCATTTTCACAGCCGGATATGAACCAGGAGACTATGACGATGCTGAAAACGTGCCAGCTGATGTAAAATCGGCAATTAAACTTCTTGTTGGCCATTTATTTGAGAACCGGGAATCAACCAGCGCCACAGATTTAAAAGAAATTCCTAAAGGAGTAAATGACCTTCTGTGGCCCGACAGGATTTTATAGGAGTAGGATATGCCTATCACACATAGAAGGGTTTCTACGATTCCGGATGATGCCAATGAACAATTAATCCGACCCTCAGACTGGAATGCCGAACATGAAGGCCAGGCTGAACCCGAAGAACACGGCAACGAGAAACACAATCCCGACTTCGAACAAGAAGGCATGGCGGCTGCCCTAGTCGAAATCCATCGCACCACTGAAACACATACGCAGGACCAGCCACCAATTGAACACGGTAACGAGAAACATAATCCTGACTTTGCTACTGAGGAAGCTTTAATTAACCATGAGGGAAATCCATCGGCACATCACCCCAGATATACTAATGGTGAAGCTGCGGCGGTCGCTGCAGTCGTGGTCGAAGCACATCGCACAGATGAAATACACACACAACCACAACCACCCGAAACGCACGGAAACGAAGCTCATGACGTTAATTTTGAACAAGAAGGCATATCAGCGATAATGGCTCTTATATTGGGATAACGAAATGATAGCATTGGCAATTAACGATAAAATACAAGGTGATGCGGCTGTTGCCGGTAAGGTTGATTATTCGATATTCGGTTTATCTAATGGTGTATTTGCGCCTTTGGCAAATGGGCAGTTGCCAGATACGTCAGGAGATTTACTAACAGCGGCAGTATTGAGTGTTGTGGCGACAGTTACTATAGTGAATACAGATGAGGATGCTGTCGCTATCAACTTATATTATAAGAGTTCTGGCGCAGCAAGGCGATTGATTCCTGAGGATTTGTTGCTGGAAGCTGGCTATTCCTTGCATACCGATGGCAAGACATTCTGCGTGATAAGCACAAGCGGACAAATACAGCAAGCCGGCGCTGGTGGAAGTCCTATGGTGCAGCACAGCAACGAGTGGCACGACCCAGACACGCCCCGCATGGGGTTCAAGGACATCACCCTGGCGGAGATAGTTGACGCCTTAAAGGACGGAGTAGCTGGGACAACTTGCCTAAGAAGCCTGGCTGGCACAGGCGCTGCCTTGTCGGCAGCGCACTCAGACCACACGCACACGCTACAAAATGATAAAACCAAGGTAGCAATTGGGGGGACTGGGAGTGGCGCAAACTACCCGTGTCAACGATTATCTACGGCTGTATCATTTGGAGAGGTTACAATAGCCACAGCAACAGAAACCTTTGCAAGTGGCTCTAGAGCGGTGGCGGTGGGAGTGCTGCATGGAGTAGCCAATGCCCCAAGTTATGTCAAGGCAAGATTATACATGGGGGGAGTGCTGGTCGCCGAGAGTGCATACTTGTCGGACACGACAGACAACCTAATCATCTTGATTGGAATAGCAGCCTTGGTCGGCTCCCAAAGTGCAATTCTTAAAATCTATTCCGCTGGCGCAGGAAACTTATTCACGTACACGCTAGCAGGAGCAGCCGTGTACAGAGCCGGGGCAGTCGGAATCGGGAGTATAAAGGTTTAAAGGGGGAAACAAAATGCAAATAAGCGTGCCGTTGACAGGAACAGCCATTTCACTAAATCCTATCATAGGAGACCCAGAGGACCCAATCCGCCTCATTGCGCTTGACTTAGGCAATGTTAGCTGGCAGCTTGTAATCTTGGACTTGGAAAACGACCTCGCTCTAGTGGAGATTACGCCCGCGGATGAGGGAGACTATCCTACGGGAGAAGTAGACGGAGAAGGGAAGCCTGTCTATAAGCGGCGCAGATTAACCCCCGCGGAAAAGCAAAAACTGCTTGATGATATTAAGGAGAAGCTATTGAGCAAGCCGGTAGATGAATTATACTGGGGGACTAAATCGGCAAGATTAAAAAAGCCGCAAGTAAACAAAAACAATGGCAAATAGCGCATTCCAGGCAAACGCCTTTCAGAATAATGCCTTCCAAATCTTAATAGAGGCAATACGAAAACGATTAGCAAAGTTTCCGCCACGCTATTTATTTTTGGCTATCAATGAAAGATTAATGAATGGCTTAGCAATCAGGAAGAAGCGGCAAGAGGATGAACGCCCGGAAGAAATAATCGTCATGCGGCACACAACAAGCCATGGCAGATCACCTGAGCATGAACATAGTCGGTCAATTTACGGAGATCATAAAAGATAATGCAAGCTGGAAAACTGAGACACAGATTGACAATTCAATACCCCGATTATGAAGCCAATGACATAGACGAAAAAGTAGCCACCTGGAAAGACTTGGCCACAGTTTGGGGTTCGATCGAGCCATTAAGGGGGACAACCTATTTTGCCGCGAAACAAGCAAATGCTAAAGTAGATGGCAAGATCACCATGCGGTATAAGGATGTCAAACCGACATATCGAATAACCTGGCAAGACCGCGAAGGCAATATGAAGATATTTAACATCGTAGCCATAATTCAGCCACAGCAAAAAGGCATTGAAACGCAAATATATTATAGTGAGGCCGCAGATTGAACGGGGAAACTAGGCTAATTGGAATTGAAAATGTAACAAAGAAATTCGCCATAGTGGCAAAGGCAATTGACAGGGCCGGGAAGGAATCAATTTTGAAACAAGCCCAGTTTATTCGAGACAGGATAAGAGAAAAGGCGCCACAAGGCGAAACAGGTAACTTGAAGCGATCAGTAATAGCAAAGGTATTGCCAGAACGCGCTAATTGGCCGCATCTAGCAATAGCCGGAATCGACAGGAAAATTGCGCCTCATGCTGGCTTGGTGGAATATGGCCATGCCGGTCCGCATCCAGCGCCGCCACACCCATTTTTCAGGCCAGCAGTAGCCGAATGCATGGATATAGCCGAAAAGAATATCGAGAAAGACGTTCAAGGGGGAATTGCGAAGGTAACATGATTGAACATGCTTTAAGAACTATCCTGGTAAATAACGACGGAGTTAAAAATCTTGTAAATGACCGAATTTACTATAACATAGCGCCACAGGGAACAACGATACCTTATATAGTTTTTTTTAAAATAGCTGGCCCGCGAGAGCATTCCCATGATGGAAAATCAGGACTGGCACATCCCCGATTCCAATTTTCAGTATTTGCCGATACTTACTTGAAAGCCAAGCAAATAACCCAAGCAATCCAAAATGCCTTAGATTGCTTTACAGGCGAAATTGAAGACACGGCCATCAAATCGTGCTTATACATCAATGAGGTCGATATGTATGACGCACAGGCTGGCCTTAACCACGTAGCATCAGATTATGAAATTTATCATAGGGAGGGCTAGAAAATGTCAGAAGCTATTGCAGCAATTGGAACCAAGCTATACAAAGGCGAAGCACTATTACCTATTGCAGAACTCACTAATATCGGTGGCCCGAAGCTCGCCGCTGAATTTCTGGATGTAACAAGCCACGATTCAGTAGGCGGCTATCGAGAATTCATCCAGACATTAAGATCAGGTGGCGACTTACCGATCGAGGGCAATTTTATTCCGAGCGATGAAGGCCAATTCGCTTTACTTACAGCCTTCAATGATGGCAGCAAGGATAACTATACCATCGAATTGCCTGACGAAAAGGGTGAATGGGCATTCGAGGCCTATGTAGCAAGTTTCGAAATGGGCGCACCATTTGAGGGCAAACTCACATTTACCGCAAGCCTCAAGATCACCGGCCCAGCTGAACTAACAGTCGGCGAATACTCATAGAAAGGGGAGCATGAGCGGAATTAAACCCACTGTAACAATTATCCTGGATAAAGAACGCCATTTACTTCTGAGCATAAATGCGATGGTGTCATTTGAAGAGGCTACCGGCAAGAACATCATGCAAGGCCTCGAAATGGATAGATTTTCGGCAAAAGACCTTCGCGCCTTGCTTTGGGCCTGCCTGAAACACGAGGACCCCGGATTGACACAGGAAGCCATCGGGGACTTAATTCATGCTGGCAATATGACCGAAATAATAACCGCAATAACAGAAGCTTGGTCAAAAGCCATGCCGGAGACCAAAACCGACCCTTTAACAAAAAGCCCACAAAGCCCATAAGCTGGTTAGAACTATGGGCGATCGGGATTTATGACTTACATCTTCCCGAAGGGCAGTTTTGGAATCTAACTTTAAGGCAATTTAGCGCACTAATTCAGAGACCC